GTTCCTTTTGTTTTTCTATTTCTATGTTTTGATAGCACGTTTTCGGTTTTAACTTGTTTAATAGTTTTCTTACCGTGTCTTTCAGCTAAAGCACTGTTTGGATGTGCTTCTGATATCCGTTGTAGGTTTTCTTTCCATCCGCTATCTATTTTGTGGGTTATGCCTGATACACCACTAACAATATTTAGACCTTTTATGACCTGTGATATGTGTTTGTTTTTACTCAAATATTCTTCCATATCAGCAATAGTCATCATATCAGTATATTCTTTTTTTGTCTTTTTATTAAAGAAAGTGTATGTTGGCATTCTTAATTACTCCAAAATTGTAGGTATATTAAATAAGGAACAAGTATAGGATAAACTATATGTTCTATAAGTTCATAGATAACCAAAAAAGTAAGAAAAATGGCCCACCATTTTGATGTGCTTGCTTTCTTTGAAACATATCCAAAAATCTTACTATGTAATTTACCTATTTTGATTATCAAATTTTTCATTTAATCCTTAACTATTAATTGGTTTTAGAGGATCCTGATTAATGTATTTTTTAATAATATTTAATTGGTCATCATATTTAGCAATCAGTTCTAACTCTTTTTCGATTGTTTCTGTAACGTCTGGATGTTCACCAACACCAACAGCATTTTTTAAATATACTTCTACATTCATTGTGTGTTTTTTAATATGACCTCTAGCGTGTGATTCAAGCGCCTCTATCATATTCTTTCTATTATATTCAGCCATTTTTTTTATTTCCTTTTTTTTGGTTTTTTTACTAACATTTCTTTTGTTAATAAAAAAGGTTCAGTTTGTTGTAATCCTTCTCGTAAAAGTTTTTCTTCTTTTTTTGTGTAAGGTCTAATCATATTCTCTTTTTTCATTGTTTCACTCCTTCCATAAACCATTGTGGTATAATTGCTGGTGATTTCCACGTAGCAAATTCTTTCTTTTTCATAATGTAATATTTTCTATATGAACCAACAACATCATTTAGTATCTTACATTCATCTGGCATAGCAGGTGTAGGATCAGTGGTGATATCATTTACAGGTATATTTTTAGGCGGCGTTCTTAAAACCTCTTTTAGTTTTTGAATAGTCATATGATCTTTCGTATGATTGTATCTTATTTTAAATTCTGCGTTTAAAGCAATCATATGGTCATATAACCAAGAGTAATGAAAATAATTAGACATAACCCATACTGTACTAGGGTGTCCTGTGTGACAAGCTTTGTAGAAAGTATTTTCTAAATTTGAATTGGACATTTTCCATCTTTGAATATTACGACCATTTTTAGTCTTGCCTTTATACTTAACACCGTCTAGCATTCTATGTGCTGTAGATAACATCTGTGCCGATTCAATAATCATTTTACAAACGTGTTTATCACAAGCCATTTTAGCTGCTATAAAAGGATTTTTATCTAAGTAAAAAATATTCATTAATGTATTGTACTCCTATAATAATCTTCAGCACCATATATCTTACACAATTCTCCAAATACAGTATACCAATATTTCTTTGCCCAAGCATTTTCTGTATTCTTACAGGCCTTCTCGGCATTGACTATTCTTTTGGCTTGTATTGTTGATAGTTTAGGTGGTAACCCTATTCTTATAATATCTTCACGTGTCATCATATATCCTCCATTATATTAATATATCACCTTTTGATGATAATGTCAAGCTTACTTTCTACTCTCCAGATCAACTATTTGATTGAGTTTTAACTTGATTTCGTCTGGATTGTCACCAAGGTCCTTTACTAAACCTCGATATCCTTTTAATTTCTTATTTATTTTTGAAAGACTGTTAATCTTTTTTTGTAAATGTTCTTGTGTATTGATCGCAGTAAGGTTTTTCTTCATTCTCCACTGTTTTAATGATATGTTGGCAGCTATTAGAAGTAATACAGCCAATGGATCAAATACAAATATCAATATTAATATTACAATTCTTACCGCTTCATCAAAGTGGTTCTGTGCTTCATCTTTACCATAAATTAATTCAGCAACATACTTGATAGGTCCAACTTCAGCCTCTATTTTATCTTGTGCTAACTGTAAACCTGCCTTATCATCTGATAGTTTGGCAATTTCATTACTAGCATTTTTAATGGCTGTGTTCAATTCTTTTCGTTCTTCTTCTTGTTTCTTTCTTTCTTTTAAACCTCTTGTGGCAAAATCATTGTCTAAAAATACCTCTATAGATTTATCTAATTGAATTAATGTTTTTTCTGACCTGTCTATGACGTTTTGTTGTCTTGTAATTTGGTTGTTAATAGCAGTAATTTTTATATTATTACCAGAAGTGGGCTTTACTTGGTCTAGGTGTGCCTTTGATAAGAAACCAAAGATTCCCATTGAGGTGATAAATATTAAAATAATAATAGATCCGAATAGATATGCCTTTAATAATTTTGGTACATCTGATCTCCAGTTTTGATATAACCAACTGGCCGCTACAAGTTTACCTACTTCTAATGCCGAACCCATAGCAATAATAGGTATAACAGCACCAGCAAATAAAGTTGCTAATCCTATAATAGAATATCCAGCTGCTATAATTGATATACTAATAGCCGATAGAAAGGTAAGTATTGTTAAAAACATTTATTTCTTTTTCTTTGTTTCTTTTGGTAAGAATTTTATTACAGATACACCTATAAGGGATAAGATATCAAAGAAACTAATCTCTCTACCTTTTCTATATCCTAAGAAATAACTGACAGCAATTAACCCCACTATCATCACAAAAAACTTAATTAGTAAAATAGTTTCCATTTTATTATTTATGATTCCTTTCTAAGTTTTTCTATGATAATAATTACCCTATCAGCATAATCAGTTGTAGTAGAATAATTTTTTAATGTTTTAACTAATTTAATAGGATCCAATGGTTGGTTCCATAATATCATTTTTCTTCTAGTTTCTCTAAATTGTTCATAGGCGTTATGGTTATTTAAAAGCTCTACGTAAAACTTAACACTTTGGCATTTACTAGGAAACTTTCTTACACCCCACCCTTTCCAAATCTTACGGCCTTCCAATAACATATGTGGTACTTTTTTATCGTATGTTCTTATGCCAAATAAATTATTACCCTCTACTGAAAACCTGCTTGTTCCCCAACCTGACTCTAAAGCTGCCATAGCAACAACCATTTCAATTGGTACTCTTTCGGCTCTAGGAGTTTCAAAGTTTACCCAATCAACACACTTACGGACAGCCTCCACAAACTGTTCATCATTTGAATATTCAAAACTAGGTTCTTGTAGACCTAAAGTATTAGCCCAATTAGTATAAAATTTTTCTGATTCAACTCTTAATTTAAATTTGGTATATGGATTTGGATAAAAAGAACCAATAACAAGTATAATTAAATATGATACTAAAATAGTAATATAAAATTTGATTTGTTTTTTATAATTTTTTGGCATAATATTCATATCCAGACCACACTCTATCCTCATCTTTAAAAGATGGTATTTTAACTTGCCAAAAGTCCAAATCTTTCTTTAGTTTTTCAACTTTAGCAAAAATAATTTCAGCTTGTTTCTCGGTGTAATTGTCAATGATATCTTCTGCCCAATTACCTGTGTAATACATCTTTTGAGTTCCAGGTAAATTAGATGGTTTTGTTAGTTCAGTTAATTGTATTATTGCCTCGCCTATTTCGCCTTTAAGGTAACGGTCTAGTTCTTTAACTTGTCTTTTTGGTTTCACTTGTGTTATCATCATATATTTCTTTCATTATAACGTTAGTCCTATTTCATTCAATTTAGGTTTGTAACTATAAAATAACTTATTATGGTTACCTGTATCTCCTAAATTTGCCATTTGGTATAGGTGTACCATTTCGTGTCCTAGTGTGTCCACAAAATCTCGTTTAGTTGCATATTCAGGCTGCATTTCTAATCTGTAAATTCTTGTTCCTTTTCTTATATTTTCAAGTATATGTACTTGTCCATAACAGTATCTTTTATTATCTCTATCTCTATTGATTCTTTTAATTAATATCTCATTAAAAGGAGAAAGTTTGTTGTCAAATACCACAGAGTTAATCATCTTAAAAAATTTGTTAATGTCCTTATAAGTAGTTTTATACTTTGTACTTGTTGATAATTCTCGTTTTAAAATACTTTTGACTCTAAATTTTTTAGACGTGGGCATATATCCTTTATATTTAATTTTAAGCTCATTACAAAATTAATTACAATCGTCTTCTATCTTGGATCCTTTAAGTAAGGCACATTTATATTCTTTATCTGCTTTTAATCTCATATCAGTAAGAGCTCCTTCTAATATAGCAGGTAAGTATTGTTGAAAAACACTTATCATCTGTATGGCATACTGGTGGCCAATTCGCTCTAGTTCTTGTTCCATCAACTTTTGTGTTTGTACATTGTTACCTTGTATGGTTTGAGTAACCACATTAGCGATAACCGCTGTATTATATTCGTCAGCCTTAACAGAGTTCATTAAACTAGTTAAACTGAACCATATTAAACTCATTAAAATGGTTGATGTTATTACTATCTTTTTCATTATCTATCTCCTTATTTATTATGGTTAATAATAACATAAGATGACTAAAATGTCAAGCACTAATAATCGTTGGGAGGTAAGGGTTTTAGAGGGCGGTTTTGACACAGCCCTCTAAAAAAGTAGTTAATTACTTTGATTCTTTAACAAAATTGTCATTCCAACCAAAGGTTTCTTTAACCATTTCAGCTGTTAGACCTTTATAAGTCTTGTTAAGTTTTTTATCTTTTACATCTATCAATGCTTCAGCTTCGGTTTTATGTAAGCCTTCTAACAATTGTATAAACATAATTTCTTTTTTAGCTTTATTAAGTGTATTATCACCACCTTTAATGAAATGATATAATTTATTTACTTGATTACTTAATATTGTATGTTCTGTACCAAGCGGAGCTTCGTTAGCTATGTAAGGAGGTGTTCCTTCTGGTATATCCCAAACTATTTTGGGATCAAAAGCTGCTTTTAAGATTGATCTGATATAAGGTTTATCAAACTTTTTTAATATTTCAATCTTTTTTGGTTTATCTTTAGCGTTATTAATTTTAGTAAAGATTTCGTGTACGGTTTCTGATCTACTACCTAGGGTACTAGACATAGCCGCCATTGATTTCTTACTAATTAGGTTTGGATTATCCATAATTTACTCCATATATATGTTTGTTTCAAAAGTCATTAATATTTTCAATCATTGACTTCAATTTATTTTCTATAAAGTAAGTTAACAGGAGCGACCTGTTTGGTACTTTATAGCTTCTAAATCTATTTATAATGTTTTCCTCTATCGTTTTCGGTATCATAGAGAGGTCTATTAATTTTCTATTTCTATCGTAGTTCTTTTTAGTTTCTGAACCTAGTGGTATGTTTTCTACATTTGTCCACTCTTCCAATTTTTGTTTAGTAATAGGTTTCTGTCTGTCGCCTCTTACAAAGATTTCGTCATCACTTAATATGTTAGGTACTCCATCTGACCTATCACCTTTTATAATTTGTTCTCTTAAAAATTTAACAGGATCTACATCTTCACCAATATACTTTTTTAGAAAAGGTGACCACTGTTTAACATTACCATAATTGTGTAATTGTATAAAGTCTTTATCACCTGAAACAATAAGGTATTTTAATTCTTCTCGTAACTTAACAAGTATGGCTATGATGTCATCAGCTTCACAATTTTCAACATCTATTACCATATACGGAAAGTTTTGAGCAATTTCTTTTTTTATATCTGAAATAATATTAAATATGTTATCCCAATCAAAAGGTCCATCTAGTCTGGATTGTTTTCTACTGTGTTTGTAATTAGGATAGAAATCTTTACGCCAAGGATTGCTAGAGTCTGAACAAAGCACCATTGTACCAAATTCTTTTTTAAATTTTATATTGAAACCTCTTAAAGAATTTAAGACCATATGTCTTATCATTTCCTTATTTGGTTTTACCTCACCTTTGCCTCTAACCTGAGCCATTAAATTAGATATTAAAACTTGATTAAGATCAACTAATATCATCTTTTACTAGCCCACATTCTGTCTAAAAAATAATACCAAACTCCATTGATTAATGGTTCTACTATAGCGTCAATACTAGCTAAGAGTAAATCAGCACCTGTAATAAACCAATTACAAGTAGCAGCTATGAGTATGTGACCAAGTGTATAAACAACGGCACGACCTAAACTGGTACCAACTAGAGTTCTTAATGTATTGTAAATTCCGTTTTTAAATTCTGTCATTTTCTTTTATAAAATTGATGGGCGGTCTTCACTTTCGCTACTAACCGCCCACCAATAGATACTTATGCTTACGCTCCGTAAGCTGTATTGCCGAATAGGGCTCTTTGTCCAGCTGCGATTACAGCTTTAGAAGGCGTACCAATTCTGAAAGAAACACCAGATTTTGATTTATTTGTGTAAATCATAATACCTTGGTTTCTTAATTTTCCAATCATTGAAGTTGGTGATCTAAGGTCAAATTTTTGTCTTAGCGTTTTCCAAGCAACATCTTTGCCTGATTGTAAAAGGTTTAATACCTTTTGTGTTTTTGATACTTTCATATCTTCTCCTTTGTTTTTAAATAAAAAGTTAAACATAATGTTTAGCTCCTTTCAAGTTGACTATTTTACAACCTGCGAAGGCGATTCCGTTGGAATTTCTTTTAATCATCAAGGTTATCTCCATCAAAGAAACCTGATTGATCGTTTAAATCTTTTAATTCGTTTTTTACATCACTACTTAAAGGCTTTTGTGTTTTAGAATCGGTATCAACAACACTTGAATAATCTATTTTAGCTGATTGTGTACCGTCTTTATTAACCTTTAAAATCACTAATTTTTCTGTTAATTTTTGTGCTGGATGGGGCATATCAAAATCTCTATAAATTAAACCTCTAATCATATCTACCACCAATGCCAAATCTGTTGTAAAGGTATGTCTATCCGTTCTAACCGAAAGGTCATACAATTGTCTTAACATAGTCATACTAATATCATCTACCGCCGTTTCTACAAACTGTTTTGTTTGGTGATCTTGAATCTTTTTGGTTGT